ATGGGATTAGAAAATGGAGCAGACGTAAGTGGAGGAACAATAGTAACAGGAGCAGCAATGGGTGACCTTTCAGGTTATACGTTAGCGTTCACTGCACAGGAAACTTCACCAGCTAAATTTTTAGATAGTCCTACAGCAGCAGATCCATACGCAGGTATGGCGTCAGCTACAGTAACAGTAACTGAAGGAACTAACTCTTAATAATTCCTTAATTTTAATAAAGAAGGCACTAATTGGTGCCTTTTTTTATGCTTAATAATTAACAAAATAACATTTATTTTATTGTATAATTATGATAATATTACAGAACAGTTCTAGTTCTCAAACGATAAATTTTATTCCAAGAGAATACGAAGCATCTGACAGCAACATTTATAACATATCAATTATAAATGAAACAACAAATAAGTCAGTATATGATCAAGACACAAATGTATTTACATTAAATGATTATTATTATCAATATTCAGCTGTGTTTACATTAGTAGAAGACACGTTTTACACGATGACAATTAAAAAAAGTGGCAGTATTATTTATAAAGATAAAATATTCTGTACAAATCAAACTGTTACAAATTATTCAGTAAACAATAATGAATATGACGAGCAAGAAACAACAAACGAATTTATAGTATTATAATATGGACAATTTACACATAGTAAACTTATCAGAATATAATAGACCTAAAATATCTGAAGATAAACACAGAGATTGGGTTAATTATGGAGAGAACAATGATTATTATTCTTATTTAATAAAGTTATTTATTAATTCTGCAACAAACAATGCAATTATTCAAGGAATATCTCAATTAGTATATGGTAAGGGACTAGATGCAACAGATAGTTCACAAAAGCCAGATGAATATGCTGCAATGAAATCTATATTTAGAGATGAAGATTTAAGAAATGTAATATTAGATTTAAAGTTATTAGGAGAAGGAAGTTTTCAAGTATTATACCAAGATAAAAGAGTAGTAAAAGCAGAACACTTCCCAAGACAAACATTAAGAGCAGAAAAATGTAATGATGATGGAGAGATTGAAGCATATTATTATTTTCATGACTGGACCAAGATAAAAGCAAATAGTAAACCTAAAAGAATAGCTGCTTTTGGATTTGGTAATGGTAAAGAGCCAGAAATTAAGATTGTAAAAAGATATGTAAGTGGATATGATTATTATTGTCCAGTAGATTATCAAGGAGCTTTATCTTATGCGGAATTAGAATCAGAAATATCAGACTATTTAATTAATGATGTGCAAAACGGATTTTCAGGAACTAAAGTTGTTAATTTTAATAATGGGGTGCCTGATAGAGAAAAACAAATGCAGGTAAAGAATGATGTCATGAATAAATTGACAGGAGCAAGAGGAGAAAAAGTAATTATAGCATTTAACAACAACGCAGAAAGCAAAACAACAATAGATGACGTACCATTAGTAGATGCACCAGCACACTATCAATACTTATCTACTGAATGTTCTAATAAATTAATTATAGGACACAGAGTAACTTCTCCATTACTTTTAGGTATAAGAACAGAAAATAATGGACTAGGATCAAATGCTGATGAAATTAAAACAGCTTCTTTATTATTTGATAACGTTACAATAAAGCCTTATCAGGAGCTTTTAATAGGTTGTATAGACTCTATACTCGCAGTAAACGAGATAAGCCTTAATTTGTACTTTAAAACGCTTCAGCCGCTTGCTTTTATAGAAACAGATAATGCTGTTACAGACGAAGCAAGAGAAGAAGAGACAGGAGTTAAATTAGCAGAAGAAAAACCAGACCTTACAGATGAAATGGGAGAAGATTTTCTTTCACAGCTAGAAGGTGAGATAATGGATGAGTATGACCTTATAGGAAAAAGAGAATATTCAGAAGAAAATGAAGGTTTAGAACAGTGGAAGCAAAAAGTAATAGACGGTGATTTAGAATTAGAATCAATTAAGTCTAAACCATCAGATGAAAGTGTTTTAGACAAAAGTGTATATAAGGTAAGATATGCTTACGAAGAAAAATACACTAGCGGACAATCAAGAAAGTTTTGTTCAACTATGATGAAAAGAACAAGAAATGGTGTTGTTTATAGATTAGAAGACATAGATAAAGCTTCTAGAGCAGGAATAAACAAGTCATTTGGACATAAAGGACAATCATATGATCTATTTAAATATAAAGGTGGACCAAATTGTGGGCATTTATGGGAAGAAAGACTTTATAAATTAAAAAAGAAAAATGATGGAGAATACTATGAAGATAAATCTTTAGCAAGTAGCAAAGAAGTTGATAGTATTCCTAAATCATATAAACCAAGACCAGCAGGGCATAAAAAAGCAGCAATAGCTCCTAAAGATATGCCTAATAACGGATACAAAAAACCTAGATAAAAATGGCACAGGCATTATTAATTAGTAGAAAAGATATAGTAAAGTTCACAGCAATGAATGGTAATGTTGATACTGATAAGTTTATTCAGTTTATTAAAATTGCACAAGACATTCATATACAAAATTATTTGGGATCAGACTTGTTAAATAAAATTGAAGCAGATATAATTGCAGGCACTTTAACAGGAAGTTATTTAAGTTTAGTTAGTGATTATGTAAAACCAATGCTTGTTCATTGGGCAATGGTTGAGTATCTTCCTTTTGCTGCCTACACGGTTGCCAATAAAGGAGTCTACAAACATACAAGCGAAAACGCTTCTAATGTAGATAAAACTGAAATAGATTTTCTGATTGAGAAAGAAAGAAACCTAGCGCAGTACTATACTGATAGATTTATCAGCTATATGAGTTACAATAGTAGCTCCTTTACAGAGTATAATAGCAATTCTAATGAGGATGTATATCCTGATAAAGACGCAAGTTTTGAAGGATGGGTATTGTAAAGAAAAAGTATAAACCTAAAGCCTATAACTTGGAAAGATTAAAAAAATTCATTATAGACCTGAAAAAGAATAACAAAAAATTAAAAAACCTATTGTAATAATATGAGTTTCGGTTCGATATATGACGTATCTTGGTGGGGATTAACAAATGAATCAAATGGTTGGGGTAACATATACCCTTTTGATGCAGATGGATCTAATTTTAGAGCAGATACAACATTAGTATTGGCAGACACAACAAATTATACAGGAGATCAAACAATATTTTAAAAAATGGCAAAACAAACAATTAATATAGGAACAACAGCAAATGACGGGACAGGTGATCCAATAAGATCCGCATTTGACAAATCAAATGACAACACCAACGAAATATATTCACTTTTTGGTGATGGCACAACACTTGCAGTAAGTGGAGATGCAACTGTATCAGCAGGTGCTTTAACAATAGCAGCAGATGCAGTAGTAACTGCTAAAATATTAGATTCAAATGTAACTACAGCTAAACTAGCAGATGATTCTGTAAGTTTTGAAAAAGTAGACGCAGAGTTTACAACAAGTAGTGCGTTAAGTGCAGGTGCAACAGTTGCAGTAGATTTTGACGCAGCACAAGTATTTACGCTAACACCTAACGCTAATACAACATTTAACATAACAAACCCAAAAATAGGAATCACTAAAACAATAATAGTAACAGGAGCAGGAAGTAGTTATACAGCTGATACTTGGCAAGTAGGTGGAGGAGCAGGTACGTTTAATAAAATAGCAGGTACTTATGACGATACAAGTTCAACTAAAAACTTTTATCAAATAACGTGTGTAAGTGCTACAGAATTTTGGTATAGTATTAGTCAAATAGCAAGTTAAAATTTAACATAAAAATATAGTATGTTTGGACAAGGTATAAATTTTGGAACTTTAGGCGCAGCTCAAGTAATAGCCGACTTTCTTGTAATCGCAGGAGGAGGTTCTGGTCATAGGTCAGATGTCAATAATGGTGCAGGTGCAGGTGGTGCAGGTGGTCTGCGAACTTCATACGGAATTACATCTGGAGGAGGAGCAAGTGCTGAATCAAAAATTACATTAGTAGATGCAACAACTTATACATTTACAGTAGGTGCTGGAGGTGCAGATAATACAACTGGTGGAGGACCTGCTATAAGTGGTTCAGATTCATCTATTGCAGCAGCAGGAATTACTACTATTACTTCTCTCGGTGGAGGAGGAGGTGGTGGTGTAGGTTTACCTGCAGAAGCTTCAACATCAGGAGGTTCTGGTGGTGGAGGTGGTGGATATAACAGTGGCGCTGGTGCAGCAGGTACTGCTAATCAAGGATTTGCAGGAGGTACAGGTTCATCAAGTACAAGCGGTACTTTTTCTCAAAGAAATGGTGCTGGTGGTGGTGGAGCAGGAGCTGTTGGAACAAATGGTAGTAATTCTTCTGCAGGTGCTGGTGGTTCAGGTTTATCTGTTAGCATAACTGGTTCATCAGTAGGTTATGCTGGTGGAGGTTCAGGAGGAAATAAAGCAGGTTCAGGAATTGCAAGTAGTGATGGAGGAGGAACAGGAGCAGGAACAACTGGAATAGGAACAGCTGGAACAGTCAACACAGGTGGTGGTGGCGGTGGAGGTGGTGTCGCATCTTATGCTGGAAAAGGAGGTGGTAGTGGTATAATTATATTTAGATTACCAACTTCTGCTTATACAACAGGATATACAACAGGTTCACCAACAGTTACAACAGATGGAAGTTCAACAATATTACAATACACAGGTTCAGGTACTTATGTACACGGAGCAACCGCACCTGAATTAATGTATTATTTAGTTTTAGCAGGTGGTGCTTCAGGTGCTTCCAATGGAGGAGGTGGAGGTGCAGGTGGATTAAGAACATCTTATGGAACAGTATCAGGTGGTGGAGGTTCATTAGAAAGTGGAATTACATTATCTAACGGAACTTACACTATTACTATTGGTGGTGGTGGTGCTTCTGTTGATAACACTACATCATATCAAGCAAGAGGAAATGCAGGTTCTGATTCGCATATACAAGCTTCAGGAATGACAACAATAAACACAAGTGGAGGTGGAGCTCCAGGTTCTAATAATTTAACTGCATCATCAGGTGGTGGTTGTGGTGGTGGGCAAGGTGCATCAATTTCAGCAAGGTCTGCACAAGCAGGAACAAGTGGAGAGGGTTATCCAGGAGGAGCAACCCCAAGTGTAGGACACCCTTATCGAGGAGGTGGGGGAGGTGGAACTGGTCAAGCAGGTTTCGCTAATAATGAATCCACATCAAGCAACATAAGTAGAGGTGGCGATGGATTAGCTTCAAATATAACTGCTTCTACAGTAAGATATGGTGCAGGAGGAGGTGGTACTGGAGGAACAGGTTCAGGTTATTCAGGACCTGGAGGTACAGGTGGTACAGGCGGTGGAGGTACTGGGGGTGCTTACAACGGAAGTGGTACAGATGGTACGGCAAGTACAGGAAGCGGAGGTGGAGCAACAGGAGATGCACAAAGTTATACGTCAGGAGCAGGTGGTTCAG